ACCATTATATTTGCTATTTTTATTCTTAGTGCGTGTAATGGTGGGTGGTCTATAGCTGGAATAGATATATCTCCATCAGACACTCTTCGTACAGATTTTATGATTATAACAGATCAAGATAGTGTAAAGCATTGGTTTGTAAAAACGACTGTAGCCGGAGGTATATTAGCTGGCGACAACTGGTGTCATAGGCACGAACAATGGGAAAAAGTGGAGAAGAAGTGAGTGAGAAGCCAAAGACAGCAAGAAGTTACAGGGCGGGAGTTATTGATGATAATTTTTCCCTCCACATTAACATTAAGTGGCTTGGTCAGTTGTTTGTGGCTATCGCTGGTCTTATTTATGGATACTTACAAATTACAAATAGAATTGCAGAGCTTGAGCGAGGAATGGAACTCGCTACTGCCAACATTGAAGAGCTTGTAGATAAACACATGGTAGAAGAACAAAAGGAAAGACAGGCAATGGAAGAGCGTATCTCTTTTTTTGAAAAAGAATTAAACCTAAATCCATTTAGTTGGAAGAGGAAAAAGAAATGACATCTGAAGTTATAACATTAGTGCAGGAGTTAGGGTTTCCAATCGCTCTTAGTGTTGGACTAGCCTTTGCTTTATATAGTGTAGTAAGATTTATTTTAAAAGAAAAAGTAGAAGATACTTTAAATAGATTTGATGAAAAACATGAAAACCTGCAACATAGATTAGATATAATTATGGATGAAATGGGTAAGTTAAAAAAGTGGAATGCAGAAATTAAATCTGATTTAAAAGTTTATATTGATTTAACAATGAGGAACAAGTAATGCCAATGCCATTTCATTGCATTGAATGTGATAAGCCAATTCAGCAAGCATTCCATAGTATTTGCGATGATTGCAAGGCTTTTGATGTTGTTGCACCACAAAAAGATGAAGAAAGAAAATAATGGATTTTTTAGCAGTTTACAGCGAAGCGGGTATGATCGGTGTCGTAGGGGCTTTACTAGTGTATATGGTTTACTCTATGAGCAAAAGAGGATCGGCTCAAGCGGATGCACTACAGGACTTAAAGACAGAAAACAGGGGTCAGAGTGAAACCCTTGAGAATACAGAAAGTATGTTAATTAAACTTATTGATAGGTGGAACAAATCAGATGAACGGTTAGATAGAAAATTTGATGATTTAACAAAAGAAATAAATGATTTAGATAATCAAGTATCTGAGATAAAAGGTGTAATAAGTAGATTAAATGGTAAGCATTAGGAGATAATATGCCAAAAAAGAAAGACCCAAGATTAAAACGAGCTGGAGTATCTGGTTTTAATAAACCTAAAAGAACTCCAAGTCATCCTAAGAAGTCGCATGTAGTTGTTGCTAAAGAAGGCACTAAGGTAAAGACAATACGATTTGGTCAGCAAGGTGTAAAGACTAATCAAACAGTGGGTCAACGCAAAGCATTTAAAAGCCGTCATGCTAAAAATATAAAAAGAGGTAAGATGAGTGCTGCTTACTGGGCAGATAAAGTAAAGTGGAGTCCTAGTAAAACTAAATCTAAATCCATGAAATGGAAGAAAGGTAGTTAGAATGAATAAGAAAGTAAAAGCACCAAAAGGTTATCATTGGATGAAAGCTGGTAAGGGTGTAAAACTTATGAAGAATCCTAGAGGTGGATACAAACCTCATAAAGGTGCTAGTTTAACAACATCATTTAAAGTGCAAATGGCACACAAGAAGAAGTAATGGCTAGAAAAGTAAGTTGGATGTGGGGTGGTAAAAAACATTACGGCACATTGATAAGAGAAACAAAAACACATAAGTTCGCTAGAACGAAGAACGGTAAAGTAAAAAAGATAAAAAAATAATGTCTAAGACAGCTAAGAAAACTAACGAAAAAATGTGGAAAAGCATTGTGGCTTCTGTTAAGTCTGGTAGCTCTGGTGGTAGACCGGGGCAATGGTCAGCTCGCAAAGCTCAGATCGCCACAAAGCGTTATAAAAAAAGAGGTGGTGGGTACAAAGGTGCTAAGTCATCTAGTAATAGACTGTCTAAGTGGTCAAAGCAAAAATGGGATTATGTTAGCAAGGGTGATGAGAAAAAGCCAAGAGCTAAACGAGGTAGATATTTACCAGAGTCTGTAAGGAAAAGCCTTAGCCCTAGTCAAAAAGCAGCGACCAACAGAAAGAAAAGAGCTGCTAGTAAAGTGGGTAAACAAAAAGCTAAATACAGTAAGTCGGTAGCTAAGAAAGTAAGAAGAGCGTGAAGTTGAATACAGATATATCTATTGAAAATGTTATAACTATCTTTACTATGATATGTGCTGTGATATTAGCATTTGGTTTTATGCAATATGATATAGATGCGTTAAAAAAAGAATTAGAGTCAAAGGCTGACCAGAGAGAGGTTATTGCCGATAGGGAATTAATAACATATAAACTAGATGTAATGATGGAAGACATTGCAGAAATAAAAGAAATACTAAAGGAGAAAAAATAATGGATTGGTTAAATTGGGAAAACGCAGCATATTTAATAGCAATTATTCTTGGTGGAGTAGTTACAATGGTTGGTACGAAATGGAGAATGATTATTAAGGAATTAAAAGAAGTTGCTGAGACATATCACAAAGCTAAGAAAGATGGTAAAGTTACCAAGGAAGAAGAACAGAAGATAGCTAAGGAATGCATGGATGTATTATCACAAGCAATTAAAATGGTTTGGAAGTTCTAATTGGCTAAACAGTATTTAGTTTTAAATAATTTTTCTGGTGGGTTAAATACATATCAAGATCCAAGAGATTTAGAAATAAACGAATTACAAGTTTGTCAAAACTTTACATTTCAAAAAAGTAAATCACTTGTTTCCATTGGTAGCTTTACTACTCATGCTGATGCTGCCTCTGCACAAGCTGCTACCGTTGTTGGGGGTTATGGATTAACTTCTTTTGAGTCTGATTATTCCCCTGTTCCTTATGAGGCTGTAGACAATACAAGAAATACTATTTTACATTTCGATTCAGATACAGATGAGGGAATTACTGCTGGATCGGGTACTCTGGTTGGGACTTCTTATGAGGCTGGACAGGCTGTTGTTAGTAGCGATAGTGGAACAGGTAATGAGATGATTACAGATTCTAAAAATAGAGATTTTGCCTCTGCATCTGACTGGGTAGAGTATTCTCCATCATCTACATTGGGAGGGTTTGGTGACGATGCTAGTCCTGCATATTTAGAGATTACTGGCACTTCATCAACAGCGGCAGAGGGTGCAGAGTTAGCTTTGGATAAATTAGATGTAGCACCTGTAGCCACTAGGCAATATAGAGTATCTGCTAAAATATGGTGGAATAGCTCTGACCCCGGTGTGGGTGATGCTTTTTATTTTAATTTTGGTGGTACTGAATCAAGTGATTTTGAAGTAGATGTGACATCTAAAAGCACAACATATACAGAAACTTTTAATGCTACTAATAGCACTGGCAAATTGCAAATATATATAAAAGCTAATACGACTGCACAGTGGAATATAGATGATGTTAGTGTAAAGGAAATAGCTTCTGATACCTCGGGTATAAAAGGCACTGTGGAAAGCAATATAACTCCGGGCACTCAAATAAAAATATCTGGTACTCAAAAAAATAATGGAATCTATACAGTGGCTGGAGTTGGTGATAGTGTTAATGTACCAGACATTGATGACACTGATACAAGTGGTACTGCAAATATGATAGAAGTCGATGCTGGATTTTCTTTTTCAGCCGAAACAATAAAGGCTAGTTTGACAACATACGGAACTGTTAGTATAACAACTCATTCACTAGGTGAAAATTTATTAATCCTCTCTGATGTAAATAATGGTAATCTTGATGCTTATACCAAATCTTCTGACGCTTTTAATAACGCATCAATATCACCTAGAAAATCTGGAATTGAGGCAACTTCTACCCAAACACCTGAATATTCATTTTATAGTGTAGACAACGCTTTAAGAGTTAGTGATGGTAAGGCAGCATCTCAGAGTCAGCAAGTAAGGTGGTATGGATTTATTAGCAGGCATCATTTTAAAGGTGTTCAACATAGTGGGACTACAGATATAATAGGTTCGGCTACTGTATTTTCAGGGTGGTTTGATAAGGATAATAAATTATCCCCACCAGATTCAGCTAGAACAGATACGAGTAATACTTACCCCGGAGTTCCAAATGCAGCAACTGGAGCTACTGGGGGTTTTTCCATTGATTACGACAGTACTAATTCAAATGATTCTAGTCAATGGATATCGGAAACTTGGAAAATAGCGGTATCTTTTATTTACGATGGTAATCAAGAATCATTACTATTTATTCCAACAAGTAATAATACATTTACAACAGTTTCTGGAAATGATTTAAGGCTAAGGGTGATGGCTAAAATTGGATCTACTGAAGGGTACGATGCTAGGATAAGTGGGGGTCGTATTTACTGTAAGGCATCTGATTCTGAGGGTGATCCTTGGTTATTATTGGCAAACATTGATTTGGAATCAGGTGTTTCCGCATCTATGACTGGTGATAAAATTAGTTGGGTTGCCGCATCGTCAGTTACTCTTTACTCAGATATTGTTTTATTAAGAGAAAATATTGATACCTATGAATCTATTAATGGTTATCCTCCAGATATTAATTATAACTCAATAGGTGAATTTGGAGAGGGATGGAAAACTGGTGTTGTCACAAATAGAAGAGCATTTGTTGCTAATTTAAAAATAAAAAGTCAATACGATCAAAACATAATGGTTCATGGGGATAGAATTATGTATTCCATGCCAAATAAATTTGATACTTTTCCCTCGTTTAATTTTATAGATGTTGTAAAAGGAGATGCTGAAGCATATTTAAAACTTGAATCATTCGCAGATAGGTTAATAGCACTTAAACATAATTCGGTTCAAATTATAAACATATCATCACCATCTGATACGAGTTGGTTTCTAGAAGCAGATATAAAAAATAATGGGGTGGCTCACCCATCTGCTGTATTTAGATCTGAGCAGGGTATATTGTGGGCAAATAAAAAAGGTATGTTTATTTACAATGGTTCAAGTATAATAAATTTAACTGAAAATAAAATAGCACAAAGTGATTGGTCATCTTTTATTACTGATCATTCTATTGTTGGGTACGATGGTAATTCAAATATGGCTTTAGTTATCAGAGATAGTGAGAACGCTGGTGGTACTCAAGGAGATGCTTATATTTATGATTTTAAAACAAGAGCTTGGTCATTTGCTACTGACATCTTACCAGCTAGTGCTGGAAATTATACTAATTTTATTACAGATTATAATGGTAATCTTACTATCGGTGTTCAAAGTTCAAGCAATATACAATTAAAAACACTTAGCTATAATACATTATCAGATGTGCCTCAAGATACTGCTATAATCAGAACTAAAGATATTGATTTTGGAGTACCTAGTTTAATAAAAAAAATATATGCTGTATTTATTACATATAAAAGTGATGCTGCTCAAACTGCTCCTGTAAAGCTTTATTTTGATGGTGCTTCATCTAGTGGTACTGCTTATACTGGAAACTTTATTAATACATCTGGTCAATGGAAAGTATTAAGGGTTCAGCATTCTTCTATTAGCACTTGCAAATCTGTATCTATTGAAATACAAAATCAGACAGCTTCTACTGGCAGCAGTAGCGGTTTGCAAATAAATGACATAACGATAGAATATAGGATAATAAGAAACGATAGAGCTACAAGCGATACCTAATATGTCAAATACAAATAGAACTATAAGGCAGTTACAAAATTCTAAAGGTGCTTCTATTGCAGAAGGAAGTCAGCGTGATATAATATCTCATGCTCCATCTAGATTTAGTATGAGTGAGGGGCAACAGGTTTATGCTCAACAAGGCAATAAACAACTAGCTCTTTATAAAAAGAATAAAGGGCTTTTGCATAAGGTAAATTTATCTAGTGATGGGAATCAATATGTAGAAAGAGATCTATCTGTTAGTGGTAATATATATGTAGAAAAAAGTCTTTATGGTAATCAGATTTATTGGCATTCACATAATTATACTTCTACTGAAACAGGAAAGCAATTTTTAGGTTGGGGCAGAGCAACTACCCTCACGAGTATTTCTGCTAGTCACAAATTTATAGCTCCTTATGATGGTAAACTTTTAAAGATACTAGCTAGAACTGAGTCTGTTGGTGGCAGTTCAGTTATGGGGTTTCATAAAGCATCTGACACTACAACTGATCCGAGCACTACTGCTACTGAGGGGATTACTGTTAATATGGCAGCTGCTGATACAACTTACGAGTTTAAGTTTACAGATACATCTAAGTTTAATAAGGGTGATATTATTGCATTGTCAATAGATCCCACCAATGCTTTAAATGATAGTAACTATACTTCGATATGGTCTTTTAATATTATAATATAATAAGTGTATTTAGAGTATGTATTTTAACATAATTTTATTAAATTCAGAGGAATTTTACCATGAACAATCCAAACAACTTATTTAGCATGATGCAGACTGGTGGTATGACTAGTACTGCTGGTGGGGCAGCTCTTGCTAGGGCACTGCAAAGACAAAGAGACACAAAGAAATTAGAGAGACAAGCTAGGTCAGAAGCTAGAAGGCAAAAGAGGGGTAGTTTATTTGGTAGTATTGGCTCACTTGCTGGCGGTTTATTAGGTGCGGCTATACCCGGATTGGGAACTGTTATTGGTGCTGGGATAGGATCAGCTTTAGGGAAAGGAGCTGGTGAAGTTCTAGGTGCTGGTAAAACTCAACAGTATGACAGGTCTGGGACAGTATTTGGTCAACAAGATTTTAGGGATGTTCAGCAAGCTAGTCGTGATTATACTAGAGGTATGGGTGAAAGAGCCTTATTAGCTGGTGCTAAAACAGCTTTAACCGCTGGTTTATCACCCGATGGTGGTATATACGGTGATGCCAGATCATATTTAACAGGTCTTCGTGCTCCTGTTGCAGCACCTATAGCGGACACTACTTTAATGGATTCATTGTTACAAGTTAAGCCGACTAGTTCTTTTACAGGGAGGATTCCTTTATCGGATATGGGGAGTAGTTTTTCTAGCTCTGCGTTGCCAGTCCCTATTGATTCGGCATTAAGTGGTATTGACTATAGCCAACCTTATAATCTATCTTTAAAACCTTACATGCATGGTGGATTAGCAGGCTATCAAGATGGTGGCTATACAGCATCTGGGGTATTGCAGCAAGCTGGATTAAGCCCTACTGAAGAACAATTAAAACTATTTCAACAATACGATCCTTCTAAAATGCAAGAGTTCCAATCTTCACTGCAGCAAAATCTTTTATCTGGAACTAGGCAAGCTCAGCAACAGTCTGCTGGTATGGGATTTGCTGGTTCTGGAGCTGTTCAGCAGACACAATCCCAACAAAGAGAAATGGCAGCTAGTGATTTACAGAGAGCACAAGAAGCATCACAGAGGGCTTTTGAGTCACAAACACTTGGTACTGCGGCTGACCTTTTAGCAGGCGGTGCTGAAATTTTAGGTGCTGATGGTGGATTAACTGGTACTTTTGTTACGGAATTACCAACCACTAATCAAGGTAGGGTTACAATGAATGGTCAAAATTATATATGGTCTGAAGAAGAAGGTCAGTATATACTGGATACATAATGGCTAACGGAAGAAGAAGTATATTTAGTAGAAGACAATCATTAGCTCCGGGTAGTTACGATACTCCCCTAGCCGATTTTCTTGATGCGTTACCCCAATATGTAACTCAATATCAGCAAAATCAATTAAAAATAAATCAACAAGAACTTGCTAGTAAGCGGTATGATGATTCTGTAAAACAACAAGAATATCAAAATGAATTGAGTTTATATAGATTGCTACCAGACGAGGTAAGGTCTGAGGCAATGAGTAAATCTGAGAACGAAGAAATAAATCAGATAGGTACGAAAGCAATTAAGAATAAGAAAGCATTTTTAGATCAATTAAACTTTACAGATATAGAAAAGTCTGACAGTGATATGTTAGATTACTATAATAATTTATTAACATCTCCAAATGTTGCAGGTAACAAAACAAGAGAATCTCAAATTCAAAGTAAGATTAAATCTCAACAAAATAAAATATTAAAAACCGCCATTAAAGATTATTATGACAGCAACCCTGATGATAAATTTAAAGATATAAATTTACAAAGAGCACAATACGAACCAGACGAAGTTATAAAAGATTTAAATGAGCAAGCCTTAAAAGGTGTTTCTGGCACTAGAAAAACATTTAAAGGTGCGGATGATTATACTTATTATTTAGATACTCAAGAAAGAGTATTGCCTAATGTAACAAAATCAGTTCCTGCTGGTGCTAGTTTAGAGGCATTAAGTAAATTACTTCAATCCGATGAAAGAAAAATAAGATTTGACAAATCTTTAATGACACCTGAAGAAGTTAATGCCTTAAATATCAGAATAGATAAAACAAGAAATAGAATAAGTGAGTTGTCTGGTTTAAATGAACAGCCGACCCTTAAACTACCTTCACTTAATCCAACTAAGCGAGAGTCAACAAAGATAAACATACCCGGACTTAATTTTGATTAATGTATGAAAGAACCTTTAGAGTCAATTTACAATGAGGTGTCTAAGGCATATAACCTTGGAACATTTGATGCTTTTTCAAGGGGGATGCAAGACTCTACAAAGCGTAGAACTTTTTATGATTATATAGGTGATCAATATAATCTTCCTGATTATGAAAAATTTGAATTATTAGTATCTTCCCCAGAGCCATCTATAGATTTAAATGATGTTTTACCAGATCTTGAAGAAGATAAACCCGATACAAATTCCTTTAAAAATATAATATACGAATCTGTTAAGCAGCAAGAAAACAGTGTTGCTACTAACAATCCCTATGGTGTAAATATGCCTAGGAAAAAAACTAATGCTGATAGATTGGCAAGCTTGGGTGGTAAGCTTATGGCTGGTAGTAATACACTGCTAGAATTTAGCGATCTTGAGAGTGGGAAGAAAGCTGGAGAAGAAATAATAGATAATATATTAAGTATTTCTAAAAACGACCCCGCTACTTTTTATTCTAACTATTCTGGGTTGCCAATAGAAAGTCCAGAAGTTAAATCTTTTACAGAAATTTTTAATTCTAGGTTGGGAGAGATAGAAAAAGAACCACAGCAAGTTAGCGTTATTCCGGGGTTGATTGAAGCTTTAGAGTTTAATAAGGAAAATCCAAGATATGTAATGTCTGCATTGAAAGATCCAGACCCTAAAAAGAAAGTAGCAAATTTACAAAAGAACTTACCAAAGTTTGCTATGGGTTTACCAATAGAAGCATTGACTGACCCAACATTTTTAAGTGAACCAAAAAGAATATCTGAATTTGCAAAAAAACCCAAAGAGGAAGAGGGGGCTGAAGAGTTTGAGCCTACTGCTAAAGATGTAGCTAAGTTTTTTAATAAAAGAACTTTGCAAAAAGAAATGGACATCCAGATGAAGAAAGGTAGGAGTCAGAGAGAAGCGTATAGGATTGCATTTTCTAAGATGGGCGGTACTCCACCTAATATTATAAATCTAGCTATGGATAACTCTATAACTGGCACTGTATTTAGAATTGCTGGATTAGATCAACAGGTAGATGTTAGTGATTATCCTGCAAATAAATTAGAACAGCTTGCATCTGGTGCAATATCTATGGTTATGCCAGTAGATGCGGCTCTATTTGCGTTTGGTGGTAAGCTTGCTAATATAAAAACAGTTACAAAATATGCTGATAAAGCCGCTAATATACTAGCTAAACAAACTACTATGTCATTAGCTGAGGCTAGAGTTATTACTAAAAATGCATTTCAAAGAATAGTAGGTGGTGCAGGTGGATTTGCGGCATTTGATTCTGGTGCAAATATTGCTGAACAAATAGAAACTACAGGTACTGTTGACCCTATTGAGGCTTTACATGCTACTTTTCATGGTGTACTTACTGGTGGTACAGTTGGTAGTTTAGGTCTTGTTGGTACATATTTAGGTAAAAAAGCGGCTGGTCAAGTAGGAGCAAAAGCTGGTGAGTTTGGTGCTGAAGTATTTGGTTTAGGTTATGTTCCAGCTAAATTAGCTGGAGAAGAAGTAAGGTTTCCAGATTCTTATATAGAAGCGGCTGGTACTATTATAGGTATTAAATTATTAAAAAAGTATTCTACAGGACAAAGAAATCAGATTGTAGAAACTGTTGGTAACGAAATAAAATCTATAGTAGACCAAACTGGTAAACCTATAGATGTAGTAGCTAACACTATTGGAAAACAATTAAGAACTTCTATTGAATTATCTATGGAAGGAAAGATACCTACTAAAGTAAATAGGGGTACAATCATACAAGAGATAGGTGGTAAACAACAACTATCTGAAGTTTCATTAGTTAGCGAGATTACAAAGCCAGAAGGTAGATCTGCTAGACCTGTTAATGAGCGTGTACAATTAAACACAGATATAAGAAAATTAGCACAAGATATGAACACATTAGAAAAAAATGGTGCTAAACAATCTTTATTAGATGATATACAAGTATCTATAGATGCTAAAGTAAATAGATTGAATGAAATAGGTGTCGAGTCATTAGAAATAAACACATCTCTAGATCCTAAAGTAACAAAGGGGACTGCTGAAGTTCAATTACAGATGAGGAGAAGATCTAGGTCTGAGCAACAGAGGTTAGATAACTACCTTAAAGATAAGGATGTATTAAATAGACCTTTTGAACCAGATCCAATGTTAGAAGTGCCTTTGCACCCAGCAGATGCAGGTAGACAAGCAGTAAGAATTATAGAAGTTGATGGTGCAAAAAGGTCAATAGCTGAATCGCAAAATAAAATTATGAAAGGCGGTACTCAATTAGAGTTATTATTAGAATCATCCAAGTTACAGACAGAGCCTGTGAAAGCTAATTCTCTTGTAGAAGTTCCTGTAAATCCTGCAAAACAACCAGCTCCTGCAATAACAACACCTAAACCACCTAAACAATTAGTAGAAAATTTACCTAATAATAAAAAGTTAAAAGGGTTTTTACTACAAAAGGAATATGCTGATTTAGATTTAACTATAAAGACAAATGAGCAAGCATTAAAGAGTGAGTCACTAACGCCTAGGCAAAGAGAAAGGTTGGAAACCTCTAATCAAAAAGCTAAAGAACTAAGAAGGGAAGTGGAAGAAAGAGCTGAGTCTGATGGTATAGAGATGCAAGCCTTCTTTGGTATTCCCAACCCTAGAATACTTAAAAAACTATTTGGTTCTGAAAAGAAAAGACCAAAAAGATATAGTGAAGCAGAATTAGATAGATTATATAATGGTGCAATAGACAGACTTAGTAAAAAAGATAAAGAAAGTAATACAGGATCTATTATAAGCCCATCTACAGATAACTTACCAGTTACAAATAAAAGAAATTTAGCAACTAGGGTATACAATTATATATTTTCAGACATGGTTGAGAGAAATGCAAGTGTAGGTACACCATCTGCTGTACAATCATCTGAGCTTGGAAGAAAAGCTATTGATGTTCAAAAGCAAGTAAGGGGACAATT